ACGGAGCAGTACACGCTTGGCATAGTATGTCCTATGGAGAAGGGTTCCTCTTCTCCGTATGGATTCTAGGGATGTATTACGTCAAACTCCAAATGGATAAACGATTTGGTGGTAGATAATGCTAACTGCTTGGATCCACTTGCGAGCATTCTTTGCTGTTGTAGTTGTTGGTTGTCTTCAACCTGTCAATTGGCAGCACTGCTATCGAGTGGACCAGTGGTTGCTACCAGAGATTGTGCAGGGTTATAAACTGTGGACTGGGAAAGAAACACCATATCAGAATGAAAAAGATTATCTAAATAGTTTGGATAATCAGTGCCTAAAAGATGGCAAGATCGATTAAAGAAGCATGGGATGACTACAAACGTCATTACCAAAAAGGATTTGAGATTGTATCTAAGAAAGAGATCGTTGTATACGATGGTGCTCAGAGTAAAACAAAGGTAGGAGTTATCGCTAAGGGTGATGGTGTTCATGTCAAACCCATCAAAGGTGGTAACTACCAGGCCAGAATAGAAGTCTTGTATCAGAATGACAAGTCGGGGTGGATCTCTACTCCTTTGTTAGGTAAACCTAGGTCTGCCACAGGTAAGAAGAAGATGCCCGAGTTAAAACCTCAGGCGTTTGACATTCCTATGGATACTAAAATGTCTTTTGATACTTACTATAAGAAAGTCATCGCTGCTATTAAGAAAAGGGATGATCTTCAACTGGTAATCAAAGAGTATCTAATTGAACTAACAGATTTTTGTATGGAGCATGGTGCTACTGAAAAGAAGGAACTACTTAAAGCATATGCAGACCTAGCAGCATCAGAATACATTGATATCATGAATAATGTGGAGAAAGATTTCTCTGAAATTACTGCTCCGTTATGTGTATTAGAACGTGGTGCTGCTGACTTAGATAAACTAGGGTATGGTAGGTTAAATAAGAACAATGCACAGGTATTCCTACCTGCTGCTGGCAATGAACCACTGATTGACTTTGTTATATTTGATGAGGAAAATACGTCATACCCCTTCTCCGTTAAGAAGATCAGTAAGACAACTAACGTAGTCAAACCTCAGGATATTATTTCTCTTATCAATAAGAAACAGATTGATGGTAAGAAAGATGATTGGGTTGAGAAATATAAGAAGACTGTTGAGTTTAAGATCTTAGAAGTTCTTGCTGAGAACAAAGTAAAGGATGGTTCTTTCCTTGCACTGGAAGTGATCGCTAAGGATTTAAAATTAAAAAAGAGACTACCTGATGGTGTGGCCAAGAACATCGATGCCATGGTCAAGGGTGGGGATCCATCTGAGTCAGATGTCAAAGCGGCACAAGTCCACTGGTTAAAACTGGCAGAGGAGTATTATAATGATGCTAAGGACTACTGGAATGCTCCAAAGCACAGTAGTGGCAAGGTTGGTATCGCCTCTCTCATTTGTCAAATGATGTTACGAAAGATCAGCAAGGATGGAGGACTGGTGTATCGTGAAGTCATTGAGCACTTTGTTATGAGGGAGGTCACCTACTACAAGTTCGCTACGAACAAAGGAATGCCAGTGTTCTACATGGAAAACCACTTGAAGAACAACCTCAAACCCACAGATCAGTATCACCTCAGAGAGAAATCATCTATTGGCAACCCTTACCGCGATAAAGTCGGAGTCCAACCATGAGTAAGAACACACACCTCGAACACCTTGAAGATGATATCTTCAATAATGGATATGCTGGTGCTCAGAATGCACTTGCATTCTTGGAGGGTCTAAAAGGTATGCTAACCACTGGTAGTGGTGGTGGTAATACTAAGGTTACTGTGAAGTGGGACGGTGCTCCTGCTATCATCTGTGGTGTAGATCCTGAGACAGACATGTTCTTTGTTGGAACTAAGTCTGTCTTTGCTAAGACTGAACCTAAGGTATGTTACTCTCACGAAGAGATTGACCTATGGTATGGTGGCACTGGTGTGCATCCTAAGTTGATTGCTGCATACGATTACCTATCAAAGTTGCCTATCGAAGGGTGTGATCCAAGGAGATCTGCTGTATACAGAGACGCCACCACTGGTTACTATGGGTGGTAAGAGATGCTACAAGTTCAAACCTAACACTATTACCTACTGTGTAGAGAAAGCAACAGAGATGGGTGCTAAGGTGGGTAAGTCTACGGTTGGTATTGTTTTTCATACTAAGTACAATGGACCCACACTTGCTGAGATGTCGGCAGGTTTTGGCGTTAACGTTTCTGGTCTTCAAGGTGTGTCTGATGTTGCAGTATTCTCATCAGACTTCACCAACACCAACGGCATTGCAAACCTCAGTGCAGGAGAGAAGAACAAACTAGACATGAGTATGAGAACTGCCAAGCGCAACTTAGATTCATCTAAGAAGTTCTTGAATGAGATCGGTGGCACCACTAAGGGTATGGGACCTGCTGCTTTGTTTAAGATATATTTCAACCAGGTGATCAAGTCAGGTAAGATGCCTACTAGTTCATCGCAGATGTTAAATGGGTTCAAGACCTTTGTTGAGTCTAGATATGCAGAGAAAGAAGCAGGTGTGAAGACACCTAAGGCAAAGGCAAACTGGGCAGAGAAAAAAGAGGAGGCAATTAAATACCTAAATATTAATAAGTCTGAAATCTACCGCGCTTTGGGAGGATTTATGAATCTCATTAACGCTAAGGAGCAGATCATCAACCGACTCAAAAAGATTGAAGGTGTCGGTACATTCCTAGAAGATGAGAAGGGATACAAAGTCACTAGTCCAGAAGGATTTGTGGCCATCAAGGATGGCATGGCAGTCAAACTTGTTGATAGACTTGAATTCTCTCGTGCAAACTTCACCGTAGCAAAAGATTGGGGCAAATGAGATTTCGTCAGTTCATTATCGAAGCAGCACAAGCGGTTGCTAAGAAAGCATCCTCTGCTAAACCAAAGAAGAATGAGGTAGCAGACAAGCATGTTGCTATCACTTTCGGCAGGTTCAACCCTCCCCATGCTGGTCATGGTAAGTTGATGGATGCTGTGAAGTCACACGCTGGTGACTCAGGTAACTATCGTATCTATCCCTCACGTTCTCAGGATCATAAGAAGAATCCTTTGCACCCTGAGCAGAAGATTGAACACATGCGTGGCATGTTCAAGGGTCATAAAGATGCTATCCAGAACTCGGAACAGCATCGTAATATCTTTGACATCCTTCGTGACTTACATGACGAGGGTCATGAGCATGTCACTATGGTTGTTGGTGATGATCGTGTCAAAGAGTTTGAGAATCTGACATCGAAGTACAACGGTAAGCACTACGACTTTAAGTCTATCAATATCAAATCTGCTGGTGCTCGTAACCCCGACAGTGAGGATCCTATTGAGAAACTCTCTGCTAGTGAGATGAGAAAACATGCTCAGGGTGGTAAGCACGATGACTTCCATGCTGGTACGGGTGGGTATAAGAAGTCTAAGGAGATGATGCAGCACGTCATCGATGGTATGAAACCACCTGAGAAGAAGAAGAAAGCACCTGCAAAGAAAGAGAAAGCAGCAGCAGTCAAGGAATCTGTGTGGGAGTATGCTCCTAAACTAGACTACGATGCATTCCGAGACTACTATATGCTCAACCATATATTCAAGGTTGGTGCTATTGTTGAGCATGATGACACTGGTATCCGTGGTGAAGTTGTACACCGTGGTCCTAACTACATCGTGTTCCGAGATAACTATCTGAATGAGCAGAGAGCATGGTTGCAACACTGTACTGAGATCACCGAAGGTGGTGACCAGTCTAACTATTCTGCTGATGATGGTAGTGGTAACACATGGAAAGCAGGTACTGATGAGTATAGAATTGCTGTTCAACAGATGACTCCTGGGCAGGCAACTAAGAAGTTTAGTGAGTTTGTCAAGAATCAAAAGTCTATTAAGAATAAATAATACTATACTTTTCCCTAGATCAATGCTGGATATCAAGGTTAGTGCTGCACTAATGGGGTTCTCCCTGTTAGAACAGCGCACAATTCTCGACTGCGTGAAGGAAGGTAAGCAGGCACCCACCGCTCGTCTTCGATCCGCAGTTACAACAGTCGAAGAGATTATCGACTCGCATGAAGAAGTCGTAGAAGGTTATGCTGGGTTCCCTATCGAGAAGGACCTGATCACTAAGAACAAAGGTAAGTTCAAAGACGATCGTAATATCGGTAGAGTGATATCACAAGGTGGTCAGTCAATGGTTATCACTGGTAAGAAGAGTGATGGTCGTTATTCTGTTGTCGGTAAGAAAGGCGAGAAGACTGCTAAGGCACCCGAAGATATCGGTTTGAATATGCAGAGGGAGCATATCGATATCGATGATCTTCACAACCAAATGGTTGAAGGTATGAAGCAAGCCCGTGCTAATGTCGGTGCTGACTCTTGCTGGGATGGATATAAGGCAAAGGGAACTAAGAAGAAAGGTGGTAAGGAAGTTCCTAACTGTGTCAAAGAAGAAGAGTTGGGTGAACTCTACAAGGGTAAGCACGGTCAGACTGAGAAGCAGTATCAAGATGGTCGCTCTGATGCTGGTAAGATGATCTCTGGTGACTCTAAGTCCAGTGGATCTAAGTATGCTCAGGGTAGAAGAACTGGTAGCGATGCTGGTCCTCAACCTGCTGGTGGGTCTAAGAAACCTGCAAGTCAGGGTAAGATGGACAGCGGCAGTCGCACTGATCTCACTTTCCGTAAGGCAGCACTCAAAAAGAAGAACGAAGAGTTTGATGCACTCGTCAACGAGATTATTCTTGATGAAGCATTCGATGATTATACATTTGAAGACCTGCATGACATCTGTGTAGAGGCACTTAACGAACTCGACATCGATGATCTCCATGAAACCTTTGACATCATTGATGATATCGAACTGCTGACAGAGGTTACCAGTCCTGCTAAGGTCAATGCTCTTCGCTTGAAGGACAAAGCATCTGCTGCTTCTGGTGAAGGTCAGAGTGCTGGTAAGGATGCTGGTGCTGAGGCACGTAAGCGTCTTGGTGATAAGAAACCTGAGGCAAAACCTGAGGTTGGAGCACGACGCGAGAAGATGAAAGCAGCATTGAAGTCTGCTGGTTCTGCTGTTAAGAAAGGTTTGAAGACGGCAGGTGCTGCTGCATCTAAGGGTGCTGGGTATGCTGCTGGCGCTGCTGGCCGCGCTGCCAAGGGTGCTGCTAGTAACTTCAAGAAAGGTTATGAGCGTGGATCCGAAGGATCTAGTGGTGGTAGTTCTACCTCATCAGTCTCCTCTGGTTCTACTAGCAACAATAGTGGTGGTTCTACTAGTTCATCCAGTAGTGAACCACGTACTAGACTGCGTGACAAGATCAAGTCTGGTATCAAGAAAGTTGTGGGTGGCGTGGCACGTTCGGTTTCCCGTGGTGCTCGTGGCGTAGCAAGACGCATGGGTGAAGAGTCTACATATTCATGGCGCGATCAAATGGGTCTGGATAAATGAAGGACAGTCAAGTAAAACAAAACATTACTACCACTCAGAAGAAAGGTAACGTAATTATTAATCCTAAAAAAGAAGATCTCATGTCTGAATCACTAAGAAAAATTGTTCGCTCTGAGGTAGATACTCTCAGAGAATCTGCTAAGAAGAAAGCAAAGAACATCAAGGCCGCCAAGGCAGGTAAGCGTTGGCAGGATTCTGATGGCGATGGTAAGTGGTATGAACCAGGTCAAGATGTAAAGAAAGAAGAGTGTGACGCACCTGCAAAATCATCAGTTGATGACTCTGAGTCTAAGGCAAAGAGTAAGGAACGTATGAAGCAGAAGATGATGCAGATGACTCAGGACCATGACGCTAAGCGTTCTGGTAAGAATCCTAAGTGATTAGCGAACTGAATTCTTCTCTTCTTGGCGACAAGAAGTACATGAAGAAACGAGGGGAGGATGAGAAGAAGCACAAAGAACAAGATGCTCGCATGAAATATGGCAAGCGTTATAAAGACTTTGTGAAAAAGGATGATGACTCCCCTACTAAAACTAGCAAGGGTGTCCGTGCTCTCCATAAGGGGAAGTGGGGTTACATGAAGGATAAAAAATTCACAGCAGACTAGCCTATATAGAGTAACGTTATTCTATAAAACTATGCTTGGATTTTTACTCCCATTAGCGAAGAAAATTATCTCTGATGCTGTTGCTAAGGTACCTGACAATGAAGAACTGGGTGAGAAACTTGTTGAGATCTGTCTTGTTATTCTTGCTAAGGCAGTTAAGTTGACCAAGACTGACATGGATGATCAACTACTTGAAGTAGTAACCAAAGCAATTGCTGCTCGCGAAGACTGACCCCCTAGGTCGGTCTATTTGTTTTTATAAATAATTCATAAGACACACGACCTTTCAGGAATTCAAGAGACATGGCTGTATTTGGAAAACTAGACGCCAAGGCAATGGGCACCGACGTTGCCGTTACTAATGGCGATGCTACTGTTACTACTGCTGGTGACTTCACCGATGCTGCCGACAACCTAGTTGTTGTTGGCGATGTGCTAGAACTTTCAGGCGTTGCTTACATTGTTAAGCAAGTCACCAGTGCAACTGCTCTGGAATTGCACAAAGCATATGCAGGAAGCACAGCAACCGTTGCTGCCGCTGCTGCTGTACGCAGAACTGCCCCTAAGGCAGTTGCTGAGTTTGTGATTAAGGGTGGTGATAGCAACTCCTACGACCTGGTGTTCGTTGACACCACTGAGATGGTACTGGCAGAGAACAAGTCTCGCGGTATCAGTGGTCCTGGTTGGTGGCAGTATCGCACGTACACTACTGCTGCTGGCGACACTAAGCATAAAGCAGAATGTCTTGCATTCGTTCATGCGACTGCTGCCGCTGCTGGTGACGACGCTGACGACACGATCGTTGCTGACGTGGCATCTGCTGTGACCGTTACAGTTGAACCTGCTGCTTCTACATCATCTTCGGGTGCTGGTACGTTTACTCTTACCACTACTACAACAGGAACACCTGGTGCTCTTGCATACGTCTGGCAGCGTCAGACTCTAACTGGCAAGCGTTGGACAAACGTCACTGCCTCTCTTGACACTGGTGTAACTTATGCAGACTTCACGACCGCAACTCTTGCTTACAGTGGCCTCGCTGCTGACACTCTGGACGGTTATAAGTATCGCGTCAAGATTACCTCAGCAGGTGGCACGGAAGAAGTCATCACCGATGGCGCAGCGACACTGACCTTCGGTACTTGATGACAGAATTTTGTTATGAGATTTGATGAACTAAACGAAAGCAATCATTTGATGTTTGCTATCAAGTATTACGAAAACCCCCACTCAGTTACTGTTGACGACTTCATGGAAGACATGAAGAAGTTTAAATATCTTAAACGATTACTTAAACGGTATGTATCTACGGGGGTTCTCCGAACTAATCTGATATTGAATCATTTAATTATCCTATATAATGTGTTCGGTGATGGTACATTACCTCTACTAATGTATAAACTAGAAAGGGAATACTGGTCCGTCCTTAAAACCTTTCTAATTTATATCAATAGATATCCTGCTTCTGGTGAAGGATGTTTTCAAAACGTTCCGATAGATGATTTAGCAAAACAACTATTAGATGACCTGTGATTAACGAAGACGCTCCTACTAATTCAGTTGGCACTGGTGCTGAAACTGCACTACCACCTTCTCATGAACCTCCTGGTCTCACCCGTCTTACTAGACGCAAGGTGAAGAAAAGAAAGTTTGAGAAGAGTGTCGATCAGATGCTTACCACTGAGCATGTAGATAAGAACTATCTTCCATTCAGAGTGGCATTTGATGATGGACAGACTGACTTCATTTTATATGGGAAGTCGGAATCACAAATTAAGATTGAACTGAGAAAGATTTATCGTCCTGAAATGGCGAAGAAGTTTAAGGTTACGCGATTATATCCTAACCAAGTTATTAGATTTTACTGGGACAAACGACAAAAAGCACTAGGAAACTGATGACAGATATTAATTCAGCAATCATTGAGAGGTTGGAGAAGGTAGTCGATACTTTGCAGGATAATTCTATAAAGATGGGACAGATCCTTGCGGTTCATAATGAGAAATTAGATAGATCAGATCAGGTAGACTCTATTCTCTTTGAGAAACTAGATAGGATTTCTACTGACATCGATAGAGAGACCACAGCAATTAAGAAAGGATGTGAGAGAGATATTCGTTTGATTGATGATCGGTTGAGAACCCTAGAAAAGAAAATGTGGAGCGTAGCAGGGGCATTGACTGTCATATCATTTATCGTCAGCGGTCCTGGTCAANGTATTTTGAAAACCTTGACTAATTCCTCAGCAGATGCTAGCATTAGTCCCGAGGTACTAGGCGCTACTAATGCTGGACGAGATTTACGTCAACAGAATGAGTTGGCGGTTGGAGAAGTTCAAGAAAGTCAAGGACGGACTGTATAATTTTAGATGCCCCTACTGTGGGGACTCCTCTAAGCACAAGAACAAGGCAAGAGGATACTTCTTTGTCATGAAGCAGCGCATGGTCTTCAAGTGTCACAACTGTGGCATGGGTAGAACGCTTGCTAATTTCCTGAAAGATCAGGACCCTAACACATACTCAGAGTATCAGTTAGAGAAGTATAGAAACAATGCTACTGGTAAAGCAAGTACAGTAGAGAACTTTGTGGTGCCTAGTAGTAAACCACACTTCACTAAGAAACCAACATCAGGGTTGGTAAATATCAAAGACCTAAATAATGAACATCCCGCGAAGAAGTATCTACTTGATAGGAAGATACCTGAGGATAAGATAGGTCTATTTTATTATGCAGAGAGGTTCAAACGATGGGTTAATACACAGAAGCAGACCTTCGACTCCCTGCAAAACGATAGACCTAGAATTATTATCCCTCTCATTAGCGCGGACGGTACTTGGTTTGGTATCCAGGGTAGATCTCTGGCACCAACAAGCACGTTACGATACATCACCATAATGTTTGACGACAAACTCAAACTATTTGGTCAAGATCAAATTAACCCTGAGCAAACAGTTTATGTCACAGAAGGACCATTCGACTCCACTTTCATTATCAATGCTGTTGCTATGTGTGGCAGCGATGTTGACAACAGCACTCTNCCTTATCGAGATAGGGTCTGGGTCTTCGACAACGAACCGAGGAACCGACAGATTGTTGATAGAATTGAGAGAACGATCAATACCAACGACCCCGTAGTTATTTGGCCAAAGGGTGTACGACAGAAAGACATCAATGACATGGCACTAGCAGGACTTGACCCTAGTGCTATAATTAAGAACAATACCTATCAAGGTTTAGAGGCAAAACTAAAACTAACAGACTGGAAAAAAGTATGAGCACCACAGTAGTAAAACGAGACGGCGTTGTTGAAGGTTTAGATCTCAACAAAATTCATGTGATGGTCGAACATGCATGTAAAGATCTTGCTGGGGTGTCAGAATCTCAGGTAGAGATGAATGCAAACTTACAGTTCTTTGATGGAATTGCTACCGAAGATATTCAAGAGATTCTAATTAAGTCTGCTAATGATTTGATCTCATTGGATGCACCTAACTATCAGTATGTTGCTGCACGTCTGTTGCTATTCAGTCTTCGTAAGTCTGTATATAATGGTCACCCAGAGGGACATCCTAGTGTGTATGAGCAGGTGCAACGTGGTGTGTGCCTTGGTGTCTATGATAGCGATCTAATTAACTGCTATTCAGAAGATGAGTGGGATGTTATTGATGGGTATATTGATCATGATCGTGACTATCTGTTTACCTATGCTGGTCTTCGTCAGGTTACAGATAAATATCTAGTACAAGATCGTAGCAGTGGTCAGGTACATGAGACACCTCAGTTCATGTACATGCTGATTGCAGCAACTTTGTTTGCACGATACCCAGAAGATACTAGGATTGATTATGTCAGACGATACTACAACGCAATCAGCAAGCACCAAATCAACATCCCCACGCCTATCATGGCAGGAGTACGAACTCCGCTTCGACAGTTTGCTAGCTGTGTTCTTGTTGATGTCGATGACACCCTCGATAGTATCTTTTCTAGTGACATGGCGATTGGCTACTATGTTGCTCAACGTGCAGGAATCGGTATCAACGCAGGCAGAATCCGTGGCATCAACAGTAAAATCAGAGGCGGAGAAGTACAGCACACAGGTGTTATTCCATTCCTCAAAAAATTTGAAAGCACTGTCAGATGCTGTACTCAGAATGGCATTCGCGGTGGATCGGCTACAGTCCACTTCCCAATCTGGCACTCAGAAATAGAAGACATTATTGTTCTCAAGAATAATAAGGGAACAGAAGACAATCGAGTGAGGAAACTTGACTACTCCATCCAAATTTCAAAACTTTTCTACGAACGTTTCATTGCGAATGGAGAGATTAGCCTGTTCTCACCGAATGACGTACCAGGTCTCTATGATGCTTTTGGTACTGATGCATTTGACGCTTGCTATGTGGACTATGAATCAGATCAGTCTGTTCCAAGAAAGATTGTCAATGCCCAAGAACTAGTCCTTAGTCTCTTGAAAGAGAGAGCAGAGACAGGTCGGTTGTATCTTATGAACATCGACCACTGCAATAGTCATTCGTCCTTCAAGGATAAGGTGAACATGAGTAATCTTTGTCAGGAGATCACTCTTCCTACTGATCCCATCAATCATATCAATGATGATGCAGGTGAGATTGCTTTGTGTATTCTTTCTGCAATCAACGTAGGAAAACTGAAGACCCTGGATGAGATGGAAACACTCTGTGACCTCGCTGTGAGGGGTCTAGAGGAGTTGATTGACTACCAGGATTACCCAGTCGATGCTGCACGCCGTAGCACCCTTGCAAGGCGTTCTCTGGGCATTGGATACATTGGTTTGGCACACTACCTTGCCAAGCGTGGTCTCAAGTACAGTGCTCAAGAAGCATTGTCTGAGGTACATGATCTGACAGAAGCGTTCCAATACTATCTGCTGAGAGCATCTAATAAGATTGCTCAGGAGAAAGGTCCATGTCAAGATTTCGGTAGGACTAAATATTCAGACGGCGTTCTTCCTATTGATTCATATAAGAAGGATGTTGATGCCTTAGTTTCGCCAGAATACAACTATGATTGGGATAGTCTTAGGTCGGATATCACAACCTATGGATTACGACACAGCACACTGTCCGCACAGATGCCTTCGGAGAGCAGTTCCGTTGTGTCAAACGCTACCAATGGAATCGAGCCTCCTCGCGACTACTTGTCCATCAAGAAATCGAAGAAAGGACCGCTCAAGCAAATTGTTCCTCAATACAATAGTCTCAAGAATAATTACACTCTTCTTTGGGACATGGAATCGAACAAAGGATATATTGAGATCGTCGCGGTGATTCAAAAGTTCTTTGATCAGGCAATCTCAGGTAACTGGAGTTATAATCCAGAGCAATATCCTGACAATGAGGTGCCTGTATCCGTAATGGCAAACGACTTCTTGAATACTTACAAGTATGGATGGAAGACTTCGTATTACCAAAACACTTATGATGCTAAGAAAGATGGTGACGAGATTGAAACATTGATTCAAGAATTATTAGAAACCGAGGAGGAAGATTGTGACAGTTGCAAAGTCTGAAGTAACAGGAATGACAGTGTTCAACAAAGAAAAAGTAAATACCAAGAAGCAACCAATGTTTTTTGGTCAACCCTTGGGAGTTCAACGGTATGATACGTTCAAGTATCCCATCTTTGATCGTCTCACACAGCAACAACTAGGTTATTTCTGGAGACCTGAGGAGGTCTCCCTCCAAAAAGATCGTGCAGACTATGCTCAACTCACTCCTGAACAGCGCCATATATTCACGTCCAACCTCAAGTACCAGATCATGCTGGATTCTGTACAAGGGCGTGGTCCTGGGATGGCTTTTATCCCTTATTGTTCACTACCCGAACTAGAAGCGTGCATGAATGTATGGGAGTTTATGGAGATGATCCATAGTCGCTCGTACACATATATTATCAAGAACGTTTACTCTAATCCTGAGGATGTCTTTGACACCATTCTGGATGATGAGAAGATTATTGACAGATCTACCAGTGTCACCGAATCCTATGATGATTTCATCAATCATGCCCATCAGTATGATACTGGAACGATGTGGGAACTTGCAAAGGATGGTCACTATACAGGACAGTATGATCGACGTGAACTAAAGCGTAAACTTTACAGAGCAGTTGCTAATGTAAACATCCTAGAAGGAATCCGATTCTACGTTTCATTCGCTTGTAGTTTTGCTTTTGGTGAACTCAAACTTATGGAAGGGTCTGCAAAGATTCTATCTCTTATTGCAAGAGACGAGAGTCAGCACCTGGTTATCACTCAGAACATTCTAAAGAACTGGCGTGATGGTGATGATCCTGAGATGCAGCAAATTGCATTGGAAGAGGAAGAGAATGTCATCAAAATGTTTGCCAAGACTGTTGATGAAGAGAAGGCATGGGCAGAATATCTGTTCAAAGATGGTTCGATGATTGGTCTCAATGACAGACTATTATCACAATATGTTGAGTGGATTGCTAACCGTCGTATGAAAGCGATTGGTTTGAAGCCTATGTATAATGTGCCTGCAAAGAGTAACCCACTGCCCTGGACAGAGCATTGGTTGAACTCCAAGGGCCAACAAAATGCACCACAGGAAACGGAGATTGAATCATATGTCATCGGAGGAATCAAGCAAGATGTCGAAGCAAACTCCTTCGCAGGATTTGCTCTCTAGTACAGAATGGTTAGATAAGGTATACAATGAACTTCTGGACACACACAATGACGCGGGTTCGGAACCAGGTTGGGACCTGGTTTGGGACAAAGACTACGCTAGACGACAAGAGTCTAGGAGGTCTCAGCGCGAATCAGAAGAGGGAAGTTCTAAGATTGATTGATAGAGCTATTGACAATCACAATAGAACTGCTACACTGGTGTCAGCATCGATAGGAGGGGTTCTACTCTTCTTCTATGCTCACGGCGTTGTCTCTATCGTAGATAGAACAGCAAACTAACACAATCTCTTTATAAATAGAGACGTAGCACTAGCTACGACATTACGTTCATCCCACTTTTGGGTGGGACGCAAGTAAGTCGCGGAACGGAGCGTTCATCCCATGATTGAATTACTATTCTATTCATCACTCACATGTGCTCAAGCTGATGCAGTTATGCTTCGGATGAGAACAAACGAGAATATTCCTCCCGAATATAAGGTGGAATTGATTGAGGTCATGAAGGAATCAACACCTGATTGCTACCCATGGGACGCAAACGACTGAAGGAACGGGGGAATAAACCACCCTAACTTCAGGAGTAACAACATGAACACACTTCAAATGGTCAAGAGGCAGATCGAAAAGGCATCTGCATTGCACGACGCACAGATCTCACACACCTCTTATCGTGGTGTGCAATATTCAACACGTTGTGTAGAGTCTAAGGAGACTCATGGCACTTTCTGCTATCGTGGACACACTTACGCCAAGTGATAGTAAAATCTTGAGATCAAGATACAGCACCTCCTATGGGGGTGCTTTTTTGTGTACATAGTGCTACCATGGAAATGCAACTATGCCTAGAGGATACATGAGTAAAATTGATTTGCAGGCACGCATCTACAAGATCAAGACTGCGTTGTATGAGGGTGAGTATAAGGGGAAGACTGAGGAGTGGCATGACGGTCATCACGATGCCCTGAACAAGGTCCTGGATGCCCTACAGGAGTATAGGGATTGACAGATATAGATATTCCAAGTAAACTAACACTGTGGGGTTCAGAGATGAATAGAGCTCATCTAAAGGTCCTTATCAGAGACTTAGAAATTATCTTGAGTGAACTGAAGTCTGAAGTATATTCGGAACCAGAGTCATACATAGATACTGATAAGTATTACTCTGACAGTGATGATAACGGAGATTGATTATGAGAATCCTTGGACTTACAACGAAACCTCTTTTAGCGGGAGTCTTATTGGGGACAACTTTGGGTTTGTTTACTGCATTACAAATACCCAGACCAACAGAAAATACATCGGAAGAAAATACTTCTGGTCATTTAGAAAGCCTCCAGGTAAAAGTAGGAGAGTTAGAACTGAAAGTGACTGGAGAAAATATTACGGAAGCTCTGATGAAATACGTGCCGATGTTCGCCTGTACGGAAAACTCGCCTTTCAACGACGTATAATCAGCCTACATACAACCAAGGGTCAAACGAATTACGAAGAGACCCGACAACTTTTTATCAACAACGTCCTTACGGAGGCAATGAACGATGGAACGCCTGCTTACTACAACAGCAATATCCTCGGTCGATACATGCGTAAGGACTATTTCGGAACTGGCACATGTGCTTGACAGCAGACTAACCACTCTGCTATACTGACAAGGTAGTCAAGAGGAATCACCAATGGGCAGCTTTCGTTTCTTCGACGACTTCAACTTGAAGTCACCACTCGATAGTTACATCGACAAACTTCAAGACCTTCTTGCTGAGGGAAGGTACGATGATGCCACGGTTCTTTCTTCTCAGATAAACAATATCTCAGGGGTCAGTAGCTCAGTGGATAGAGCATCGCACTTCTAATGCGTTGGTCGGGGGTTCAAATCCCTCCTGACCCGTTCCCCCTAGGGGGATATTGTACATCGCTTAGGATAACTATGACTACAGTACAAAAGTTTTCTCCAGTAACGGACGTTCTACGTTCAGCAGTTACTGGAGACGTAGATCTCGACACCGAGTACCCTAATATCTTCCAAAAGGTCTATAGACACTACGAGGAAAAAGGTGTAGACTTCTACGGTAATCCCGACGAGGATTACGCTATCCTAATTGACAAACTTGAGTTCGACTTATTCTAAATCATGAAACCCAAAGTCCTTCTAGAGCAGTTTCCTTATCGTTATGTTGAAATTGGCACGATCGAACTAAACGGTATGCCTGACTACCGCATTCAAAAGGTAGACTCCTACACGGGTCATTACAAAGACATGTATCTTTGTGATAACCAAATGCAAATGATGACTGCTATGGAAGACTTTGAATACACCAAATGGTTAGACCCTGCTGGTGTCCCTTGTTATGTTCGCGACCGAGTAAAACCATGACCACCACAACACAAACCATGAATTCTTATCAGACAGCGGTAGAAGCCCTCAAAGAATGTGTCACCGCCGCTATGAATAGCGACGTTGATGCTAGCACCCAAGGTGAAATCTGGCGTCACTACCAAGGTATGAAAGCGATTGAAAAAATGGTATCTCGTTCAACAAAAGACTATAAGTTCTCGACTGATCTAGATTCCATTAGTATTAGTTCTACTTATTATGATCAATTGACAGATAATGTCCAAGCAGCAGGACCTGTTGATGTTGGTCTTGGAGGTCTTGGTCAAGGAACGGATGTGATTAGTTTTGGATAGTCTTTATCAATAGACTCTAAACTAGATGGTGTTCAGCGCGAATGCCTAGTATATTGAGTTTCTATGTTCTCTAAAAATGTAGTGGTGGAGTCAACTTTGACCCTAGATAGGGAGGATAACACCTCCCTTTTACACATGTCATGTCTACTTTATGACCTTACTGAATTTATTTCCCTGCCCAATCATTCGTGAACCTGCTCATCCTGAGGAGAACTATCACCAGGTGCAGCAGGAGATCATACCTATACTGAAAGCAGTAGAAGAAGGTGATCTCGAATGTGTATCTTACATTTACAGAGAATGTAAAAAAGATAAACAGCAGGCAAAGGTTGGCAATGTACTCCCATCATGGGAAATCGAAGACGATCTTATTGGTAAATACAACCTAGTCAATCTAGAGAAACGAATCTATGAATCACTAGGTAAGTATCTTGCTTTTATCAAATCAAATAAATCTGAACAGAACAAAGAAAATAAGTCTGTCAAGATCAAATGTTCTTGGATCAACATTGCAGAACGTAATAAATCACATGACATTCATGCCCATCCAGGTTATGATATCGCTGGCATCTATTACTTCCGAGTAAGTGAGGAGCAAGGTGGAATCACCTTCAACAATCCTAACGCTATGGTGTATAATGGTAACTTTCCTGAGGGTCAAATGACTCCTATGAGTATGGAAATCATTCCGCAAGATGGTGATCTGTTCTTATTTCCTGCATGGTTGCAGCACGGAACACGACCAAACAAATCTGATAGTCCTAGAGTAAGTATTTCTTTCAACATCAACATAGAATAATTATGAGTAACCCCTTTCCGATTGTATCCCTCACTAATTACATTGATGGTGAGTTTGTAAAACGTACTACACAAGAACTGTTCGCAGGTAAAAAGATCGTCCTGGTTGGATTGCCTGGTGCATTCACACCAACATGTTCTGAGAAACAACTACCTCAGTACGAAGAACAGATTCAAGATTTCCTTGCCCTAGGTGTTGATGAAGTTTGGCTTACTTCTGTAAACGATGACTTTACAATGAAAGCATGGTTTGAAGAACGTGGTATACGTTATGTGAAATTTCTTGCTGATGGTAATGCACATCTAGCAGCAATGCTCAACCAACTTGTATTGAAAAATGACAAGGGTTTTGGTCTCCGTTCATGGAGATATGCAATGGTGGTGGACGATATGAAGATTGCATTCCAGACAGAAGAGTCTGGAAAACGTGACAATGCAGAAGAGGATCCATACGAAAAGACTACTCCTGCAGTAGTTCTTCAGTTCCTCAAGCAAATCGGTGGTATTTGACAATTGTAAAGAAATGCTATATACTAGTAACAGTTCTTCACAAAACTACATATGACCGTAACAACTAACGAGCAAGGACAACAGAATCTGTTCGCTAAAGAACCTCAGATGTATGTATCTAAGACTGACGCAGAACGTTATGGATATGAATCCTATGCTGAAAGAGCAGAAAAACTAAACGGACGCACTGCGATGCTTGGATTTATTGCCGCTGTTGTTTCTTATGCTACTACTGGCAATTTATTTTTTGGTATTTTCTAAATGAGTAATCCCAATGCCCTCTATGAGGACATGGAAAAACTGAATGCCCTATACGAAGAACTCTGTTGGGCACATGATGATGAACTAGTATTCACACATGAAAATGGCAGAGTCATGATTTACAACAAAACTCAGGAGCAAAACAAATGAACCAAAGCGCAGAACGTATCAACGGTTGGGCAGCAATGCTCGGAGTCATCGCAGCAATCGGTGCATACGCAACTACAGGACAAATCATTCCAGGTATCTGGTAATGGATACACAAAACTTCCTAGCATTAGTAGTTGGATTCATGGTAGCAAATTTTTTATTATATCTTATCAAGGAATCTAATGATGATAATGATGGCGGAGGTAACGGTGGCATGATGACACCGATTATGGTTCCTACAAATTGATATATAGTATGACGCCTTTCGTGCGCGTCACTCTACGTGGGAATTCGCTACCGACGTAAAAGACGGGTCCTGAAGGGCCCTCTTTTTTTATAAATAAATTATATCGTCGTCGCAACCAACGGGGTAACTGGCACAATCCAGTTGACACCCCGTTTTTTATGTCGTATACTAGTGAGGTTCTGATGAGACTTATGATTCTTCCACTTACTATTACTGCTGTTGCTGCTGTAGCGCCATTTCTGATGACGCTTCCAGAAGCACCACCACTTCCTGAGGAAGTTGCTGAGGTAGTACCAGAACCTTCCTGGAAGTGTCCTGAGTGTTCTGTCGAAGAGCAGTATGTTCTAAAAGAACTTCAGGAGAACACTAAGATCACTGATAAGAATGCTCTTGCTACACTGATGGGCAACATCAAGCAAGAGAGTAAGTTCATCCCCAACATCTGTGAGGGTGGTGCTCGCGTCTCCTACACTGAGTGTAAGGTCGGCGGGTATGGATTGATTCAATGGACTTCTATCGGTCGCTACAAGGGTCTTGGCAACTTCTGTGCCAGGTTCTCTTGTGACCCATCTTCACTCGAAGGTCAGACTCGCTGGATGATTAACGAACCTATCTTCCAACGTGTCCTGCCTGAGTTTGAAGGACATGGTGACACCATTCCCCAGTACATGACACATGCATACTACTGGTTGGGATGGGGCATCAAAGGTAATCGTGAGGTCTATGCTTACGATTACGAGAGCAAACTAACTTGGGTATAATTGCTCAACTTTTGGGGGTTGACGAATCTTCCCCCACCTGCTATACTAAATAGGTCAGCAAGTTAAGGAACCAACACATTTCTTAACAAGACTTAACACTCCTCAAACCAAGACCTATAGGGTGTCTAAACACGTCTTTCATATCCTTGCCTTAGGGTGGCGAGGAAATAGTAACTCCACCATTCCCTGATGGTCTTACTTTTTTGTTCAAAACAATGGCTACAACTCTTTCAAGACAACAAACCTCGCCGTGGAATGATTTCTGCGAGTGGGTAACTTCTACCAATAACCGCCTCTATGTCGGTTGGTTCGGCGTTCTGATGATTCCAACTCTGTTGGCAGCAACTATCTGCTTCATCGTCGCCTTCGTCGCTGCTCCCCCTGTGGACATCGACGGCATCCGTGAACCCGTCGCTGGTTCACTCATGTATGGTAACAACATCATCTCTGGTGCAGTTGTTCCATCTTCCAACGCAATTGGTCTTCACTTCTATCCCATCTGGGAAGCCGCATCGCTTGACGAGTGGCTGTATAACGGTGGTCCTTTCCAACTCGTAGTCTTTCACTTCCTTATCGGCATCTATGCATATATGGGACGTGAATGGGAACTTTCATACCGTTTAGGTATGCGTCCATGGATCTGCGTAGCATACTCTGCACCTGTTGCAGCAGCATCGGCAGTCTTCCTGGTCTATCCTTTCGGTCAAGGTTCTTTCTCTGACGCAATGCCNCTGGGCATCTCTGGTACATTCAACTACATGCTTGTCTTCCAAGCAGAGCACAACATTCTCATGCACCCCTTCCACATGCTCGGCGTAGCAGGTGTCTTCGGTGGTTCATTGTTCAGTGCAATGCACGGTTCTTTGGTTACATCTTCACTCGTCCGTGAGACGACTGAAACTGAGTCACAGAACTATGGTTACAAGT